CATCTATAGTTCCTGACAAAGATAAACCTGTAGTTGATAACCCAAGACAATTAACACCTTCTGATCCAAATGCTATGGCTTCTGATGAAGAACTACCACCTTCTGAGCCACTGGCTTTTGAGAATCAGGTAGTTGACGGAGAGACTGTAAAGACAGTACCAATAGTAGAAACACCCAGAGGTGGTGAAGACAGAGTTCTTCCTGCTGAGCGTAATGCTGCACAGGGCACAGTTATTAAGACTGCTACTCAAGCCCCTGCCCCCGGTAGGTCTTCAGCACCAGAAATGGTCCGGTCTAACCCACTAAATCTACAGGTACAGACAGAGGCAGAAGCTAACGATAATCCTATGGTAGCCGGGTTTATTGCTCCTACAGACGGTTCGTATAATCCTAATGCTGCTACCGCTGCACAGTCTGGTTCGACTTCCCCTGTAGCTACTGGTGGTCCACTAGACCTTACTAGGTACTACCAGAAGACTATGAGTGCTGAAAGTTCTGGTAACCCAAATGCTAGGGCTAAAACTTCTTCAGCTACCGGGTTATTTCAGTTTGTTGATAGAACTTGGAAAGGACTGATGAAAAGGTATCCTCAGCTTGGTCTAACACCAGAAGGAAGAACTGATCCAGCACAACAGAAAAGAGCTATGGAAGTTTTTACACAAGAAAACATTAAGTCCCTTAAGTCTGCTGGTCTTCCAGTGACCAATGGTACACTGTACCTAGCCCACTTTGCCGGTGATGGAGGTGCTAAAGCAGTTCTTCGTGCAGATTCTAAAACTCCTGTAGAAAAAATTCTAAAACCTGAAGCTATTGAGGCTAACGAATTTTTAAGAGGAAAGACTGCTGGTTGGCTTATTAGATGGGCTGAACGAAAGATGGCGTAAAAACTAAAGACAAAAAGAAACCCCCAAGGAGAAATCCAAGGGGGTTTTTCTTTGCTTTAATTTGTTGGGATAACGTGTTCTTCACAAGTGAAACCTTGTTTGTACGGTAGCCTAGAATTATTTAGGTCTTTAGATTCAGTTACCATGAACTCAATACCAGTACGAACACACTCGTCTAAACTGGGCATTCGTATTGTTTGCATCTGTGGTGAACCATTACTAACCATTAGAATCACTGTCAGGTATACTGCTTTGATCACTTAGTTTTTTCCTTCTAATTAGTTCTCTTTCAGCAAAAAAGACAATTTTATTTAGGTCGTATTCGGGACTAGTCCCTTCTTTACCTCCTAAACGGTAAGCAGCTTTAAAGATGTTAGCTACAGCAAAATTCATATTTTTATACTCAATTAAATCTTGTAACTCTTTAGAACCTTCTGGAAGCTCGTAATAGCTGGTGGACCAACCATCACTTTTTATACCTTTGGTAGAATCTTCGCTTGTCATCTTTAATCGTTCTCATAATCATTAGACATTTTTATTTAACTCTTTGTCTAAATCAACACCAACTCTCTTTGCTACTTCTCTAAGAAATTGCATTTTGTCTTCAATTTCACAGTCAGTGATTGGACTAATATCTAGATGATAATAAAGGTAGCTTGAGTAAATAAATTTCTCTTCAAGACCCACAATAACCTCCTGAAGTAATATCACAAACATCGTTCATTTCTACGTGCTCAGTTCCCAAAGTTTCAATAGCTTCTTTGTAAGAAATTGGAGTTAAAGGTTGACCACCACGCGCCCCATCAGGGTAACACGTAAACCCACGAAGCCTAGGTGCATACTTAGCTAATACAGAGGCAAAGTGGTCTACCTTATCCTCATTGTTAAGATCAGTTCCCCAAGCTGGTAGGTTAATTGTACTAGAGATAGACATATCAACGTAGTCTTGTACGTCTGCTTGAAACTTAATACGCCTCTCGTAGTCTGCTGCTAGATCAATAGCACTTTCTACTTTGTCTGGGTCAACGCCTGTACTCTGAATAATTTGTTGAGCAGCATGGTCTACATAGTTTTGATAGTGCCACTTAGTTCCTTTTAGGTATCGGCGCTTATAAGCCACTGCATATACTGGTTCAATACCTGTAGTAGTCCCTGCAAGAATACCAATAGTTCCAGTTGGTGCAATAGCTCTGTTAGCTACTGGTCTAGAAATACCTAGCCTATCTGATTCTGTTTTTGATACATGATCGCTAACACCTTTGTAAACAGACATCCAGTTACGAAGGTCATCGTTCATTTCGTATTTGTGACCTCGTTGAAGAAGCCACTCGTGTACACCCATAATACCTAAACCTAGTCGGCGGTTTTTCTCTCTTGTTTGGTAGACCTTTTCATAGGGAAGATCAGCTTTGAGTGTACCAATAAGAAGAAATTCTGTGGCTAGAGCTACAGCAGAAGCAAATTCTTCTACAGTCTCAATTCGTGAAAGATTGATACTACCAAGATTACATACGTCTGAATCATCACTAGAGGTTACTTCAGTACATGCGTTACGAAGAGTTTCGTTTTCTTTATCAAAGAAGTTAAAGCTAAATCCCGGCTCACCCGTCTTCATGGCCTGTGTTACATTTTTCTTAAATGTGTCACCAGAATTGTTTGTTTTCATATAGTTTAGTAACCACTTGGTATCGTAGTTTACCGAGATATTTGTCATATCTAGTGGTGCTGGGAAATCAAAATCTTGTTCTTTAATATCTTTTAAGGTTAACCCAGTGTTGCCTACCTTTAAAGCATCCCAATCCTTAACATTAAGAAAAGTTTGAATGTCCTTATGTTGCCAATTAAGTGAGGCGTAGATAGCGGACCTCCGAGAACCCCCTTGCATAACTCTTCGACCAATCTCATTGATCATCATCATCTTTGGAATAGGCCCGGACGCAAAACCACCTGTACGGGAAATAATTGCCCCGGATGGTCTATAAACAGAGTAGTCAACACCGATACCACCACCAGTCATAAGACAAGACTCAGATTTCCAAGACAGATTTGCCCAATCTTCTCTTGTGTCTTCTTCTGCTTTTAAAAGATAGCAGTTGTTAAAAAATGCCTTGTCTCTTCCTGCATAGTAAAGATACCGACCACCGGGAATAAACTTCATGTCCCGGATAAGCTCAAAAAGCATCTGTCTTTTGTCTTTGTCCATATGGTCTTTACAAACATGCTCAACAAGAGTCTTGGACAATTCTTCCCAAGATTCAGCACCTTGGTGACGATACTTTGAATTGAAAATTGTTTCAGAAAGTTGATTCCGAAACATTGGATTTACATTTGATTTAAAAAAAGTCACACTAGGTCCTTAATAAACGTGGTAAATTGGTAGAGAGATATTTTGGTAATATTTTAGTTTTTCTTTAGCTTCTTCAATAGTTTCAAAACGAGAAAGTTCAACCCATTCGTAAGAGTCGCCAAAAAAGTAACCATTTCTTTTTCTTTTATAATAAAGAGTAAAAGGAAGATAAGGGGAACTAGAAAACTCAATTTTATAATTAGAAGCATTGTCAGACATTAAACTTTTTAACCTTTTTCTTTAATCTTGATTCTTGTTTAAAATATTCAATCCAGCTAATAATAACTGAAAACCAACTCATTATACAAGGCCCTTAAGGTTAGGTTCTTTGTAGTTTGGTCCCTTGGACACCTTACCGTCTTCCCGGTAGATAGGTTTACCATCGGCTCCAAGTTACACAGAAGCCAAAGACAACATATAGAAGGTCTGCTGTTTCCTTTAGAATGTTCCTTCTAATAATATCTGGAATTAAGACACCATTCATAAGGTACTCATCAGCCTTGGTAAACTCTAGGCCAAGCTCCTTAAACTCTTCAGAGATAAGCCTCCATCGTAGCCAAAACTCATTAGCATCTGGTTGAGCAAGGTCACGTTCAGTAGGGTGTTTGAAAGCCTTGTGAAACTCGTAGACTTTATCGTAAAAATTAAGATTGGTGTCTTCCATAAACATTTCTAGTTTCTCTGGTTGTTTAAACCTCTTGAACGCTTCAATATCATGTTCGTTAATCATTTGTTAACCTTTCATTTAATTGAAAAATTACAACTGGTGTTCCATTACTTGAAAAAGCTGAATAAAGAATAAATTCCCCAACTTTTAAATTACCTAAAGTTGCAATGTTAAAAGTATCGTCTTTATTATTTTTTGCACGAAGACTAAATTGTAAGATGTCTTTTTTAGTATTTTTAATTGTTAGGTTTAGGTTATCTTCTTTGATTAGATTGTTCAATAGTGATTCTAGTTCTTTTGCTGGAAAGGAATTAATCTTCACTGCCGTCTCTTTTAGGTTGCTTCCTACGGTTAACACCTTTAGGAACTACTCTGACCTTGTTATTGTTAAGTTTACCTTTTCGATTAGCACCAACGTGGTCTACTTCCTTGTTGTCACCCTTTTTTACCTTACCGTCTTGCATAGCTTTACGTCTAGCTGCGTTACGCTGTGCCCTACGTTTCTTTTGTTCTGGGGAAGCGTGGTATTGTGCGTATTCTTTATCGTAGTCCCGTGTCATTAGTTAATGCCTCCCAAGAATGAGGAAATAAAGGTTTAATAGTGTCAGACCACATTTCAGCTAACTCACTGATTTCAGCTTGTGAGTTTTTATCTGAACGTAACTTATAAGCCCTAGCCCAAGCTGCTAGTGAACCAGTTACATAATAAGAAGTGTACATAGACTGTGGAAGAACCATACGGGCTTGTTCAGGAGCTACACCAATTTCAAGAAGATGCTCATATGTATTTAAAGCTAACTTAATGGCTACTTTGTACTCTAGTTTTGCCATTTGTTTTTCTTCAATTTCCTCATCACTAGAGCCTTGCTTCTTATCCTCAGCTCTTTTACGCCACTTAGCAGGAATAAAAAACTCAGGTTCGTCATCTACATACCTACGAGATACTTCGTTGTAGGAGAACCCTACAGTGTGTTTGAACCTCTGGCGGGCTACAAAGATCGGTACTGTTTCCCTAAGGGTTATAGCACAGTGAGTGAATGGTGTATAGTGATCGTGTTTAGCTAGGTAATTAATAAGTTTCTTGTCTTTGTCAGATAACCTATTATACGGTGGAATCTTACCACCGTGATGTGGATCGGTCTCAATCTCCCACTCAGACTCTTTATCAAAGGAGACCCTAGCTGCATTTACTACAGTAAGGTCTGTACCCATATAGTCAATAAGTTCGGCTTTCATTAATCTTTTCCTAGTAGGAGTTCAAGTTTTAGACCATGTACTTCATCGTCTTCTACACCAGAAATAATTAACTTATCAAACTCTAGCTTGTATGGGGTATCACGAAGATACTTGGTAAGAGCCTCAACAATGTGGTCTTCTGTTAGAATCTGAAATACATTAGCCTTCGTCATCAATAAATTCCTCTAGGTTTGTAGGACGGATTTTCTTCTCACGATGTTTCTTTTCGTCGATAACTCTCATACGAAACTCACCCACTCGGTTTTCCATAAAGTACTTCTTATGCTTATCCTGTAGGTTTTTAATTCTACGTTCAAGTGCTTTTTGTTTACTCGTCTTCATCGTCCGAGTCATCCGCGTATTCCTCTAATCTTTCCAGATCAACCTCACCAATTTCGTATAGTTTAATTAGTGCGTCATACGGATCAATCTCCAACATCAGAAAGACTTCTTCAAGGTCATAATTACTTAGCAGTTTCTTAAGGAGGTTACTTGTCATATTCTTTTCTTAGTTGGTCGATAGAAACAAACTGAGGATCAAACACACCGTCCTCTACGTTTCTAGCAATCACAACCCCTCTCCACCAAAGCTTGTTGATGTTACCGGCCCAAGGTGAGTCATAGTCTTGGTATACACCTGCTACTACGCAAACTGTCTTATTGCCATCAATGTTAGTATGGATGTTAACGTCAGCAGTATGGATGTGGCCACAAACCGACGATTTACCGTTAGCCGCCCGGATAGCATAAGCTGGTTTAACACCGCCGATAGGACGCCCCATAATACCAGAAATAAAATAATGAGCATAGTAAATTCCATCTACTTCAATTATTCCGGGAGTTCCGCCTTCGTATCTGACAACTTCATGGTAATAGTCGTTGAGCCTGTAGTCACTAAATCCAATAGTTCCTTGGAGTTCAGGAGATATGTCAAGTGCTCGTTCGATTCGGTGTTCATGGTTACCCTCCAAGTATACTGCTCTGGGCCACCTCTTTTTTGCTCTTTTGAGAGGAAGCCAAGTGCGTTCTTGGAACTCATTACCGGCTGCAATGTCCCGAGAATACGACCTACCTGCGAAGGCTCTCTTTCCTTTGTCGTACGTCGATAGAGAAGCCATGTCGTAACCGTCGCCCAAGTTAACGACAACATCAGGACGAAGATCAAGAATAAGTTTACCAAGGTAATCTGCTCTGTTATTGTTAAAGTCCGGGTGAGCGTGAGCGTCGGGAATAATTAAGTGTGTCTTACTCATTCAAACAATTCCTTAGGTAGAGATTTGACAGAGTAAGAAATACCGTGCTTGGTACACCAATCTGAGTACTTGTATTTAGAACCTTTGTAGATGGCATTGTCTCGTTCAAACACAATGTGGTACTTGTAGTCAGGGTATTGTTGAGTAAAAGCTAAAACCTTCTTACGGTCTTCGTCTCTGAAGTAACCCTTAACTTCTACAATAACCTTACCGACTTTAGTT